TCAATTGGTGCTTCTGCAACCAGAGTCTCAGGGGACATATTGTATTGCATAATGATTGAAGGATACAGAGAGGTGGCGTCAAAACTCAAGACCCAGTCATACTCACCAATCTCAGGCTGTTGAACATATGCACCCTCAATCGTGCGTCCCTGATTCTCACGCTTCTGGGGAATCATAATTTTTTTCTTTAGAAGATGATTGTATAGGAGGCAATCCCAAGTCCGAACTGATGAATAGATGTCAGTTAGATTACACTTGGCATCGTATGCCATTGTAGCAATCAACTCGATAAGTTTCATCTTGTCTTCAAGTTCATCAACCAGCTGAGTATCAACGATGTTATAATCGACGAAACGATTCCAATCATTTTCATAAAATTCGCGGAAGGTGTCAAATTTGTTTTCGAGTTTCTTATGACCGAGTTCTACTTCAGCGATGTAATCGAGTTTATATGACTCACGGACTGTGTATGTAAACTTCTTATACAAGTCAAGATAATCAAGTTGGGAGACACCCTTGATGTCATACAGCGTATGCTCTTTGCCCATGATAGTAACTTGTTTTCTACGAGTCATATCAAATGGGCTGAATGAATTTTTTACCTTATTCTCTATTTGCTCGACACCCTTGCCAAGAACACGGGCATAGCGATTCATAAGATACGGAATATCAAAGAACTCAATGTTCCAGCCTGTAACAATGTCAGGTGTATTCTGAACCCACCAGTTACCAAATTTGGTTAGTAGTTCAACCTCTTCATCGCATGGCTCATATGTGACATTGAGATTCTTTACCTCATCGGAGGCAGGAGTCCAATTACCCTCGCCCCAAGTGAATATCTCTTTGGTGTTATTATTCATAACAGTGATAAGAGTAATTCGTTCACGAGGATTATCTACATTCGGAAATCCAAAATCAGTTGACGTCTCAATATCCAATGCCCAAATACCCATCTGAGACATATCAAACGGAACTTCATCTGGATACTTCTCAGAAAGATATTGGTATGTGAAATCAGTTTGACCATAGATAGGATAGTTACCGATCCCATCATATGTTTGTATGAATTCTTTGCACTCAGGAGCATTTGGGAACTCCATAGCTTTAAGGTTTTCACCATACAAACCCTTAATATCCGAATCCTCTTTAGATCGGACATAGAGTTTGGGTCTAAAGGAAGGATCTCGTTCCGTGAAGGGTTTGCCATCACGATAACCTCTAGTCAATACGTTTTTACCATATTGCCAGCAATAAGTGTAGAATTCAGCCATGTTTTCATTATGCCCTAGTGAGGGTAAATAGTCAAGTGTTATCTTTGGTTTTCCAAAAATAATCATCTACATCACCTAAACGATACTCATACCCATTTTCTACTTGATAGAAATCGGTCGACACTTTGAAGTCTGGCATCTTTGGTTCAGGTGGAGTCAGTGAGTTATCATAAACACGCATACGATTATTGGGGTATGCAGCATACTGACCGTTCTCTAGTTCGAGAACATTGAATGATTTATGTTCTTCGGGAACTTCAGCTGTGCTATAATCTGGCTCATCACTTTGTGCGTGATAATTATCCAGAGTGAAACAGTAAGTTCCTTTAATAATTTGATGGCTCCGAGTGAAAACCTCGAAGTCCATACTACCTATAAACTGCTTATAGATCGCTGTGACACCATAATCCATAGCATTCCAAAACTGTAAGTCTTGTAGTGGAAGATCTGGGTCTGGTGTTTTAGGTTCTGATACAAAAGCTGAGATGGGTAGCTTATCATACAACGCACCATACTCAGGCAGATATGTCTCGAAGTAAAATGCTCTTCCTGGAAGAGACTTACAAGTTACCCAATGACCCTCAACAAACTCACCGTGTCCCTCCTGATGATCCATCAGGTATTCTTTACGAACATAAACTTTATTGTTAGGTAGATTGCAGAGAAGTGTAGACATTAAACTTCAATCTTAGGTTTCTGTGGTGTGATGATACCCGAACCGTAATGAGTATTATACTCGTTCTTCAAAGCAGCAGAAGGCATCATGATGCCAATGATACCATTTGGTAAAATCGTGACACTGTTTTCTTCAGCGTATGGGGCATATGGTGCAAGACCAATACCAAATTTTTCTGGCTGACCATCGATTGGCTGCATAACAATTACAGCTGGCTTTTCGATTTTGATAACTTGGCGACCCTCGACTTCCATGTCTGATACAGTGCCGATAAGTTCTTCGCCTGAAGAAAGTTTTAGAATTTGAATCATAATATATCCTATAAGTTGGGGGAACAACCACTGCTCCCCCTTATTTATTAGTCCTGCAAGAACTGCTTTTCATCTAGACCGATATCGATCTTACGAGGTTTGCGTTCTTCTGGAACTACTCGTTCGAGGTGGATGTTGAGAACACCTTGAACCATTAATGCACCCGTCACTTGAACATCTTGATGTAGTGCAAAAGACCGTTTAAAATTACGAGAAGCAATACCTTTGTGTAGATACTTCTTGTCTCCATCTTCGGTCTTACCTTCAATGACCAATTCATTGGTCTCAGGAAGCTGTGTAATCTCTAGATCTTTCTCGTCAAACCCAGCAGCTGCAATCTCAATCGTAAACTGGTCATCACCTCTATCTACAATATTGTATGGGGGATATTGACTCTCGGTCAATGAGACGCGATGTAGGTTCTCAAAGACTGTATTGAATCCAACTGTGTGTGGGGTAAGTTGTTTTGCGATCTCATGTAGATCGCTTGCGCGGAAAGTTTTCGTAACCATTTTGGTTCTCCTTAAAAAAGCGAGTTAAAATATATCGACCCATCAGGCATCGATACTCTATATATAAGGAGTTATTGTTGAAAAGTCAACTATTTTTTACCAATATTATATTTGGTAATTAATTCCCACTCACTCTTTTCTTTGAACGGTAGGACTTTTATTTGACTCAATGGGGCTTTAGTTTCATATAATTCTGGGCTGATAACTTCAAGAAGTTCCCAGTCGGCGAGAAGTTTCGCGATGGTGTTGCGACGTTCGATATCTCCCTCACCGAAGTCGGCATCCTTGCCATCTAGTGCAAACAACTCTTTAAAGTGTGTGATGAAATATCGACCTTTCTTGTGCAGAATATGACAAGATTGGTATAAAACTTTTTCTTTTCTGGAAGCAACACCGATGCGAGAAAGGGTCTCGCGGATCTTAAGAAAGTCATCTGACTTTTTAAGTTTGATTTCTAACGGCGCATATCCAGGATAATCAATGTCGAAGAAATCTTCACTCATTACAGATCCTTATTATTATTATATTTTTATTTATAAATATCAGTATGGCTAGAAATGAAAAATACTATTCACCTGTTAAGAATTTACTTGCAGTTGAAGAGCAAGAGTATATGATCAATACTTGGAGAGAAAAAAATCTGCAACAATATTGGTCTAACTTCACACAAACCTTAATCGAAAAAGCAATCGATACTAAAAACAACCCCTACATAGATTACCTCAAGCAGTTTGGCATAGATCCTAATAAAAGGGATCTCAAAGAAATGTGGGATACATATAATAATGAGTCACTTTCTTCACCCTTTATCTTTTACAATAAGATGAATTCACCAGAGACATTCGAAGCGATTGGGAATGAGTTAATAGATGAAATAAGGGAACGGTATAACGCCGATGAAGTTTGTTTTATATATGGAAGAGACGTAACAAGACCATATCATATACACAAAGATCCAGACTATGTGCGGTCTTGTAATATTAACATACCACTATTCCCTGATTACGATAAGTATAGATCGACTTATTATTATGATTCTGATGACGAGTCAAGTAAGGTATGTGAAGTTGATTATGCCAAAATAAAATCACCAGTCTTATTGAACAACAAAAAATTTCATAACTGTGGTGGTAGTTCAAAATACACTGGTGATAGCTTGGCTATACAGTTTGGTTACTATAGAAAATATGTAGATGTTCGCAAGGAATTAGGTGGAAGACAACTATTGACCACCACGAGATAGCTTTTTCTTTATCGTTGCAATCTGATCAGGATTCAGAATACGGAGAGCGGCAGCTGCCTTTGTGTTGTTGTATCCGTAATACTCTTTGACCAGTTCTAGTTGTTCTTCTTTTTCTGCCTTCAGCCATTTGTTGAAACGCTTTTTCTTGCGCACGATACCGCGAAGAAAATCATACTGTGCTTTCTTATCGATATGTGGGCGACTGTTCATCTCATTAGCAGCGATGACAGTGTCAGCACCATAGCTTAGTGCCTTGTTCACGATAAATGCATTGTATTGTTTTTCCGACCAGTCATCAACGATTAAATTATCTTTTGTATAGTTGATACTATTGGCGAAATCGAATGGACTAATCGCTTTCTTCTTAACTTTAAATTGTTCCTCGTCGACCGTGACAACAGGATCGCCCATCCCCTCAAGCATTACTATCTCCATAATTGAAAGCAATTCTATGCATTTCTCTTTCCTCGATATTCTCAAATGCTTCGCGTTGATGTAATGTCAGCCACTGATCAGAAATGACAACATCACCATCGATCCAATCGTGGTGATACATATAATAGGGATCTAGTGCATGCTCAACGATTATTTGATGCAGTTCTTCAAATTTATCTTCGTGTGTTGGCGAATGAGATATTTGCAAGAACGGATAATACAATCCTTTTTGACCCTCAGAGTTTTCGCGGACAACATCAAACGCTGTCTCTGAGACCACATCATTAAAGAAAGATTTTTCAGAACCACCATTAACTTCAGCGACATGCTTGGTGTGTATCTTCATTGTTTCAAGTTCAGTCCGTATCTCTGATGGCAAGGATTCGTAAACCTTTAGCATATTGATCCAGCTAGTCCTCGACCCCCGTGAACCTTTATTCGCATAAATCCAAACAATCGAATGTCGGTCGTCTTTTGTGACAGAATTGGCATGCCACTCAAGCGTCTCTGGTTTGTGGAATAATCCTGGGCGACCATCATGGCCAATAGCACCCGTAACACGAGTAACACCATCAGCGATGGATAAACTACCCATACGCTCACGTTTCCAGTCATTATCCCAATGTGTTTCAACATCACCAATCATCTTACAGAATGTTAATTGTTCTTCTGGTGTAATCTGTTGGTTTCTTACTACAACAATTAAATGTTCAGCAAGTGCCTCTGATACAATATCAGCTGTATCTACTGTTGGGTTTTTTAAATCAACCTCTAAACTCAACATTTGCCATAATCTCCGTTAGACATGCAGTCAAATTAATTTCTTGGTCGGCAACAAACGCTGCCTTATATTGATAGTCTGCGATCAAAAGAACCAGTTGAGGAACTTGCGCCACTTTATCGAGGAGCGTATCATAGATTTTACGATACACGCCTTGTGGGTCAGCGTCAACATTATTCGCGACCCACTGTCGCATCTTCTTCCAGTCTTTATCACGCAGACTATCAATCAGTGCCTTGGTATTTACTTCAGCGAGGTTAGAAAGGATTCCCTCGTCGATTTTACCAGACACACTGTAGCGTTGCAGTTCATTGAGGACACGGCGATAGTCAGGGAAGTGTTTCATCAAAAGTTCAGCAAGAACTTTTTCAGAATACTCAACACTCTCCCCATCTAGGATATTTGACATTCGCTTCATAAAGCGAGCAGCCATCTGTTGCCGTTCAGACTTACCGAGTTTGAAATCAATCACAGTAGTCCGACTGTGTAGTGGTTCAATAATCCTGTTTCGGAAGTTACAGGTAAATATGAACCGACAGTTAGAGGAGAATTCCTCAATAAATGCACGCAAGGCTGGTTGTGTCGAATTAGGATTCAAATAATCTGCTTCGTCAAGGATAACTACTTTTGGCTTGCCCTCAAAGGACACAGTGCTGGCGAAGTCTTTAATCTTTGTCCGAAGAACATCGATACCAGACTCCTCAGAGCCGTTGATAATAATATAGTCACATCCTAATTCGTTACACAACGCACGAGCGACCGTCGTCTTACCCGTGCCAGCAGTGCCACATAACAACAAGTTAGATATTTCTCCTGCATCCACGAACTGTTGGAATGTATCCAAGAGAGAGGAGGGTAAGATACACTCGCTCAGTTTTTGTGGACGGTATTTTTCAACCCAGAGAAATTCATCTTGCTTGTTCATATGGCACTCCTAACCAAGTTTGTCTTCAGAACCTACCCCATCGGATAGATTCAATTGTAACGCTTCACCACCTGCATCATACTCTTTGCCCTGTAAGAAGTCAAGAATATTTTGAGGTGCTGAAACACCATATGGGTCATCTGTAGCATTGTGGCAAAAACCTCGTTCTACAAATTGTTTTGTGATTTCGAAGTTTTCAACAACCAGAGCATACCGCCATGAGCGAATACCAAAGCCAAGATTATCTTTATAAACATCCATCCCAATAGAAGATGTAAATTTAGCAGACCCATCAGGGATTACTTGAACATTATTCAAACCCTGATCTTTTGCCCAGCAGTTCATTACGAATGCGTCATTCACAGACAGGCAAAAGATATTTTCTACACCCTGCTCCTGAAAATCCGAAAACAGTTTTTCAAAGTCAGGGAGTTGATATGTGGAGCAAGTCGGTGTAAATGCTCCAGGAAGTGAGAAGATAATATTCTTCCCGCGACCCACGATTTCGTGAGTAGTTTTTTCTTCCCAACGGAAGGGATTGTCACCACCAATGGATTCATCACGCACACGTAGCTGATGCAACACATTGGGAATGCGTCTTGGAAAGGGAGGCATCATTGTTACCTTAAATAGTTGAGTTAGGTTCGAGAGCCAACCAATACTTCAGGTCAGCAGCTTTGTTGTCAAGGAACATAAACTTCTTCTGTGACAGAACAACACGATAGTCGCCAGCAATTACTTTAAAGTTCTCAACAGCGAGGCGACAATCAAACTCTTTGTCAGTCTCACCGATTACTTGACGGAAAGTATTGCTACGAGGGGTTGACGGATCGCCAACAGACAGAGTTACTTTACCATCGCGACCAACGACACTCAATACAGGTGCATTGATAACAGATGCAGCACGTGTAATATTCACGATCTCATCTTTGGTCAACTCAAACTCATAGAAGTTATCGACTTCGATAGTGCGATCGGGAGCAGCTACGATAATCGAAGGGTCAGCATAGAAGTATTCAAATTCAGCATTACCGCTATTGATTTTCAGGCTCTCGTCACCCAAGTCGAGGTCAGGATCTTCAGTAAATGTCAGCAGACCCAACAGGCTGTTGAGGTCATAGATTGCAAACTCTTTACTAAAGGTTTCACCCACAGTTGCGCGGGAGAAAATATTCTTGCCGTTACTGATAGTGGCAAGGGTGCTACCCTCACGAACCAGAATGTTCGTGTTGATAGTTGCGAAGTTCTTCAGAACTTCAAGGGTTGGTTTCGAAATATTCATAATATAGTCCTCTTTCTTTTCACCATTAATCATTTATACATCATACAAAAGGAAATGTCAAGCATCATCATCAATTATTTTCCATTCCCACTCAATATTATTTTCTTCACACCATTTCATATAATCGCTATCTTGCAGTTGTTCACCAAAAGCGGTTTGTCCAGAACCAATTTTTTCGTTTATATCATCAAATGACTTCTTATCTTTGAATTCAAACCAAGTTGTAACTTTTAAACCATCAGGAGTGAAAACGAAACCATGGTCTATCAATAAACCCTTATCAACCAATTCTGTAGTTTCTTTTTGATGTTGCTGTAATCTACCTTGGTCAGTATTTGGGTAAAACATATCCCGAATGCTTTTCCGCATTAAAGAAAATTCAACTCTGTATGCCATCTAAATATTCCAACACTTTCTGATCATCACCGTTTACAATATGATAAGCTGCAAATTGTTTTGTATATTTATAAGTAACTGGGCGATCGTAATTAACAAATTTCATTATCCTATTTGTTCTCGTATATTGGTCTTCCGAATCATTTAGGTTTGTGATCACATTTCTACCAGCAAGATTATATTCATTGAAGAAATTTATCCAAGCGTCATATTGCTTACTAATAACACCATCGTAAATTTCATAGAAAAATTTAGTGTAGTTACGAACCCGTGTAAATTTATTTACTCTATGATTTGCGTATGCTCTTGACATGACACATGCGTTTGCTTCTGGGATATGAGTTAATCCAGCGCAACAGATTACTGTATTGTCTTTCTCATAAATGTAGAATCCATTTTTATCACCATCATATATCTTCTGTATATACAATTGGTTGTATAATGTTTCTGGTCTATCTTGCCAAAAACGGACTTCCATATTTCTCGCAGCATCATGCGGATCTCTCTGTGCACCAAAACATAGGGTGTATAACGAACCATTGTCAACAAAAGAACTATCGATTCTTGATAGCATCTAACTTACCATAAATTTTATCGGCGAGATTATTGACACCATCTTTGAGTGCTAAATGAAAACGACCTAACTCTGTATTATCATAGACATATATTGGAGAATCTTCTACAACAACATAATCAATATCATCAGTATTCAAGCAAGTAGCATTATGTAATGAATCTTCAGCCGCGAGTAATTCTTCATCGAACTTCACATCAGCACCTTTTTTTGTAAAGATGAATGGTCTGTTCATGGGGACACCACCAGTTGTATAGTGTTTAAGTTCATTGAATAAACTCATAACTTCAGATAACTCTTTACGCGATACTGATTTAAAAATTTGTCTCAGGAAATGCCTCGACCGAAGCCATTCTCTAGTAGATATCTCACCATCAGGAATCAAAACATTAGTTTCACCCAATGCCAAGACATCAAACTCATGCGTCTCTATGAATTGGTCAATCTCATCTCTGGCATCAAGTGTCAGATAATCATCACCATCAATCAGAACAAGATAGTCTTGATCAGACTCTTGAAAATAATCTAACACAGAATTTTTACCAAGTCCTGGAGTGCCATTTGATTCACTGATGTGAAATGGAAATTCATATTCAGTTGATATACTTGAAGCCAGAGAAGCAAAGTCGTTGTCTGTTGTATTAATAACGACAATCCGCTCATGAGGAGAGGAGTTAGAGTTCACGGATCGCAGACACCGCTTTAACTTCTCTGGCTTATCGCTGGTTAGAACAGCGAATAGGATATTATTCTTCGAAACCGATTTCATCGATAAACTCAATAATTTCTTTCAGTTGAGAATAGGATAGATGAATAGTATGTTCTTTCCAAACAGCATCGGAAGGGTAGTTTTTAGGGTCATCGTGACACCAGCGAGCCTGATCAATAAAGATAGTTGCGCGATCTTTATGCCACTTTAAAACCTCAACATTTACTTCTTCATGTTCATGAATCGCATGGCTCAAATGGCTGACAGTCTTCGTGGCTGGTGGTCCAAGTGCCTTACAGCCATCTATTTTCTTTGTGTATTTCATTCGCCATGCTCTAGGTCGTGGACATGCAGGGCAATCAATCCGTAATGCAAAACTTTCATCAAGTCTTTGCGATTGTAACCATCTTTCTTACCATAGCGTTGAGCATACTTCATGATGTTCCCGATACAGAAACCTTCACCATGCCCACCATCGATAATAAATTCAGTGGCTTGAAATTGATTCGTCGAATAATGCTCGCCATATGTAGCATCGACATATTTTTGAAGGTCAGCCAGAAGCTGACCCTCATTGTATTTGTAATCGGTTTTAGAAATCTTCTTGGACTTCATTATCTTCCTCATTATTAAGTTCAACACCAGCATCGACCTTAGTATATAGGTCGAGGAATGCTTGACGTGTATCTTCATCGAAACGGTTTACACATAACTCGATTGCCTTCAGACGATCGTCAAACATAGCGTATGCGTTTACGATATGTTCGATCCGACGGGTAGAAACGAGATCCTCGATCGCACCCTCTTTGAAAGTCTTACGAATAACGTCTGCCCAGCGGACAAGTTTCTCAGCAAAGTCTTCATCGACTTTACCGACTTTGTTCATCTTACCGAGAACGATCTTCAACTCTTGAGCCTCAGTCGGATATTGCTGCTCAACAGTAACTGCAAACCGCTCGAGGAATGCTTCATCGAGGATCTGAGCAGAGATGAATTTACCATCGTCTGACCCACGACCTTTAGTATTAGCAGTCGCGATAACATTGAAGCCAGCAGAAGGTGTAATCACTTCACCAGTCTTCTTGTTGAAGTATGGCTTACCCTCAAGGATCGCTTGAAGACACATCATCTTGTTTGAACCACGGTCAATCTCGTCGAGGATAAGGACAGCACCACGCTTCATAGCGGTGAGAACTGGACCTTCGCGATAGACTACATTACCATCGACCAGCGTATTACCACCAATCAAATCATCTTCGTCAGTCTCTACAGAGATATTGACGCGGATAGCCTCGCGCTTGTTCTTAGCACAGACTTGCTCGACCATCGTGGTCTTACCATTACCTGATAGACCAGAGATGAATGTCGGGTAAAAGAAACCAGACTTGATGATTTTGGTTAGGTCTTTGTGAAAGCCAAACGCAACATATGTTGGATCCTGAATAGGAATCAGGTTATCAACTTCAACGGCGAGTTTGGCTTGGGTCACAACTTTAGCATCCTGAACAGGCTGTGGTGTTGGGTTGTTTGATACAACCTTCAGACCAGCAGCTTCTACAGCGTATTTATTGTGACCAACTTTATGGTCACGGAAAAACCAATGCGGATATGAAACACCGATACGATCGGCGATACCTGCAATCTCTGGACGTGTGAAGATCGCTTGACTCTCACTAGCCAAAGCATCTAACAATTTTTGACGATTCACTTTACTCATAACTAACCTCTCTCTCAAGTTATACTCTATTCTCTCTTATAATAATCAAAATGTCAAGCACTTTTTTACAGGTAAATCCATTCTATTTCTTTATATTTTTCAATGACTTGGCTTCTTTCTTTTTCCCAACGTGCCAAACGTTGACCAGTTTCTTCCATCAGTGACTGACTATGTAGGTGACCAACATCTCCGAAGCCAGATAGATAGATAGTGGTGAAGCCACGCTCGGCTGCATCCCACATAGCCATCGCCCCAGATGCCATAGCGAAGGGGATCTGACTCTCTGAAACTGACAAACAATTGTCATGCTTGCGGAGATATGTCATATGCCGCCCGTTCATATCGCCACTGATAACACAACCGAATGGTGAATACTCATTACTGGTAAAGCCAGTATCCATCGATTGCATTGCTACAGCCATCTCACTGGGGACAGGTTCCCAGTCTAGGAACAACATATTCCCACCATATTCACGATAGATCTGATGTTGGATGGCAGGGTCTGTCGCTACGATCCATTCGAAATCAATATCCTCTTGGTATGCTAGGTTACATCCATAGATATGTTTGTATGGAGTCAAATCCAACTCTTTGCGAGACTCACCATTTCCCAATACTAATGCGATTTCACTCATGCGATTTTCTCAATAAATTTACCCAGAAATTTACGCGAAGTGGACTTAGACTTTTGGAATTTACGGAAGCCACGAACGAGATCGTTTTTCTTGTCACCGTTGACTTCCAGATCTTCGACATTACCGAGGTCTTTAGCACGAAGGACATATGCAGACTTGAATCCATTCAAGCCATCCAGCTGAAGGAATCCATCTTTCAGCCATTCATCTTTGTATTGCTTATCGAACTTGATGTCATCGTAACCATGCAGGTTATAGAACATCCAGCGCAAGTCACTCTTACTTGAGTTTGTCAAGTAATAATTAATTGTGCGAGAACCTGTAGTTTCATCGAAGTGTTTCAGGGCAGCTTCACATCCAAGGTCAGACCAGCGTTTAGTCCAGATTTTACTATTGCTACTTGCTACTGTTGTGATACCACCCTCTTTGATGACAATAGAATCTTTTTGACCATTGTGACGATAAGATGGAGTGTTGCCGATCTCAAGTGTTCCAGTGTTACCACCATCAGTCAGGAAAAGAGTATTCAAGACTTCAATATTATGCTGACGACGGAAGTCGATAGCACGATCGCGCAACAATACAATAGTCTCAGCCAAAGGAGTGCCACCGAGTTCTAGATGATTAGGCAGGGAGCAACGTTCCAAGTGGGGTTTACCATCATACCTGTCACTATAAGCAGAGGCGAGCAAGAGAAGATTCTCAAAAGATTTTTTATAGACCTTTGCGCTCTGATCAGAACTGATAAGTTTGTTGATTGTTAATGCTTGATCCATAATACGAAGATCTTTTTCTTTCTGATTTCTTACCAGATGTTGCATGAAATCTTCGTGGAACCGATCGGTGAAAGAATAAACCTCAAACGGGATATTTACTTTCTTGCAGAATGATACTTGAATCAACATTTGCTCGATCGTATCAGCCATCTTGTCATACATGGATCCAGAGAAATCAATGACCATCAGCATGCCATGGTTCTTACCATCAGGAACGATGGTATTGGACAGGAATACATCTTCAGTCAGCTTTGTTGCCCACAACTTATCTGCATTCAGGACACCAGTCTTGTTCTCACGAGATTTGGCAAACTGAGCAGCCTTGCGTTTGGCTTCGAACTGCTGAACCATGTAATTGATATAGGCATTATTTTTAGTGCGGAAGTCTTTGACCATAGAGTCGACAGCATCATTACGAGATACTTTCTCATCTAACCACATATAGTCTTCTTCGTTGCGAACTTTTTTAATGATCTCTGTTGTTTTTTGATTCTCAAACTCTGTCCAAGGATCCATCTTAATCCATTTATTGTAGTCGAGTTTTGGGAAATTGGCATAGAAATACTCACCAGCTTGCGCATCCAGCAGCTTGTCTTCATTTTGGCGGAAGGCAGTATCGGTGACAGACTCTGGATCAAAGTCAGACTCTGCATCAGATGTGTCGTCAGAAGATACTGTTTGTTCGGTATCACCCTCAGTCTCTTCGTCTTGACCATCTTCTTGTTCTTGCGAATCACCCTCGTCACCTGAAGTTTCTTCTTCAGTTTCTTCTTCAGTGCCACCAGCCTGTTCGGTTTCACTCTCATCAGTATTGTCACCCTGATCAGAATTGAACTGCATTTCTTCAATCATGTCAGTCATGGCTTCTTCAGTTTTTGACAACTCATAGATCTCAGTGGCAACAGCGACAACATCTTCCCAAGTTTCACACTTGGCGACTTTGTCTACATAAACCAGTTCGGCGTCGGTGAAATCGACAGCAGCGAACATACCAACTTTGAAGTGAATATTGATACGGTCAATCAAAGGATATTCGTTTATGTCACGACCTTCCAGACCGAAGAAGTCGAGTTCGAATAATTCTTTGTAACCTTTGAAGAAGTTTTTAACAAGTCCAGGATAGCGACGTTTGATGTCAGCCTCGATACGAGCATCCTCAACCACATTAAGGAAGGACTTGAAGCCACGACCTTTGACGCTGGCAGCATCGTGCCAGCCCTCAAGAGGTGTGTTCAATGCATGACTGACCTCATGACCAATCAGCAGGTCATAAAGGTCAGAAGACATATCATTAAAGATTGGTAGAACGACTTTACGTTCTTTCAAATCAAAGTAAGCAGTTTTGACTTTTTGATGCTCGACGGTGATGTTTTCCGTAGCAAGCAACTTAGCTAATACGCTTTTTTGGCTGATTTCCATAATAAACTCCTCAATCTCTATTCTTAGAGTAGCATATTATGACCAAAATGTCAACACCTAATTTGTGATTTTAGTCAAATTTATCAAAATATCTTGTAATTGCTTTGATTTTTTCAATCTGTTTGTCAATAATGACCGTTCTATTTGGCCATTTGATGATGTCCTTTTCAGGATTCTTCTTCAGATTGAGTAGCAACGGGAGGATTAGATCCTCCACATCGCGAAGTTTGGTCGCTACATCCTGCTCTACAAGAGAGCGGTGCTCATTAATCATACCTGAGTTATCAGCTGTAAGGATACGAGCCTCAAGCTGTTCAAGTTTATCCATAATACCGTCGATCTGATCAGACGGAATCTCAGCCTGAACAGGTTGTGTTGATACGGGACTCGACTCAAGGTCGTCCTCGTCTACCATAGTGAAACCAAAATCGAAATCGTCAGACATTATTTGCCTCCAGTTGTTTGCGCACGTCAGACCGAACTTTCTTAGTGACCTTCTTTTTCATCGCTTTGATGGCTCGGTCTAGTTTCAGCTTTGACACACGCTGTGTAAAGTTTTGTCCTATCATATGGTCATACTCATGAAGCACCACTCGTGCAGCTAAGTCTAAAAACTGCTCAACTACTTCATTACCATCGGTGTCATAATAGCGCAATGTCACTTCGGTTGGTCGTCTCACCATAAGGAATACTCCAGGAAGTGAGAGGCAACCCTCTTTCATTGAGACGGTCTCGTCTCCAATTGCAATAATCGTTGGGTTGATAATATATCTAGTTAATTCTTTACCATCACCAAAAACGAACACTTTCTTATCAAATCCGACTTGGTTGGCAGACAGTCCGACACCACCAAGTTCTTTCATACGCTTAAAAAGTTTATCGCAAAATTCTTTCGCATTATCTTTTTCAAAGTCTAACTCTTGCGGCTCACGCTTTAAGAGTTCGTCACTGAAATCCAATAGTTCCATTATACCATCACCGAATAGTTTTGTTTCTTCTCAAATTTAATTACTGACCTAAATTTATCGAACAGCTGATCTCCCTTATGGGAGATGACAAATACATTAGAGTCATCACCAATTGTATTCAGAAGCGTCATAACATAGTCAGTTCCATTATTATCTAGCGAACTGTCAAACACCTCATCAAGAATCAACAGATTAGTGCTAGCACTGTTTTTCATCTTAGCGATAGTTCTCCAAGTGAATAGCAAAGCCAAATCAATACGCTGCTTCTCACCCTCACTAAACGAGGCATAGGAAAACCTATCACGACCACGAGATTTAATTGTCTCATTAAACTTCTCATCAAGGTTGAAGTTGACAAAGAAGTCCATGGCTGCTAAGTATTTATTCGCGAGAGAGTTAATAGCAGGAAGATATTGCTTAATAATACGAGTTTTAATCCCACTATCTTTCAACAACGAGGAAGCCGCATTCATATAATGCATCTGCTCATTTTTCTCCGAACGATTTTTATTCTTAGAAGTTACTTCTTTTGCGAGTTCTTTGAGTTTGACTTGTTCGGTCTCAATATCGGCAACCCTACTTCGAGCATCGCCCAACTCCGCATGTAAGCGTTGAAGATATCTTTGATTCGTGGTAATCTCATTATTGGTCTCAATCAGTTCACTTTGTAGTGTTGTGTGTTTTGCAATCATCTGGTCTAACTCAATGAATTGAGCATCGAGTTCAGCAGATGCTTGATTTATTTCTTCGATCTTTTCTTGTCGTTCTTGTTGGATCGTTTCTTTATGCTCATGGGGAATACCCTGCTTACAGGTTGGACAGTCATCATGCTGTTCATAAAACTCCAATTCCTTATTTAGTTTATTTATCTGAGACTGGAATTTGTCTTTGAACCTCTCAAGTTTCCGTCTTTTTGTTTCGGGGTCACCCAGTTCCGTCGCCTGTTCTGACTTGATTGTTGCTGTTTTTTGGAGTTCCGCGATCGCTGTGTCCAACTCATTAATATTCCCCTCAATCTCTGTTATTTTTTCTGCTTTATTATTTTCTAGAGTTTCAATATAGTTGTTTTGAATCTCTGCTTTTTGTTTGGCAACTTCGACTTGTGCTTCAATGTCACGAATGTCTGATTGAATACCAACCAATTGCTCTTTCAACAATCCGTTCATAGTTGTAAAGATCTGAATATCCAAGATATCTTCAATCACCTCACGGCGAATATGAGCAGGAAGCTGCATGAACGGTGTGAAGGATGCGCTACCGAGGATAACGATTTGTGTAAAAGATTTGTAATTGAGGTTCAGGATTGATTCTTCCAAAAACTTCTGACTGTCTCGCAAGGCAGCATCCTGATCAATCATCTCGTCATTACGATAGATCTCAAAGAAGTTTGGTTTAATACCACGGCGAACTTTGTATTGGTGTTTACCAATACGAAACTCGACTTCGACTTCCAAACCCTTGTTGTTGATGGAGTTTACAAGTTGTGGTTTGTTAATGTTACGAAATGGCTTGTTAAACAAACCAAAGCAAAGGGCATCCAAGAATGTAGATTTGCCAGCACCATTTTCACCCAATACGAGTGTGGTGGGAGAGCGAGTAAATTCTAGTTCTGAGAATGCATTACCCGTGGAGAGAAAATTCTTCCAACGTAGCTTTTCAAAATAAATCATGCTGTGTTTCTTGCTTCCACATACAGACCCTTTACAACCGACTTCAGTCTCTCGCGATCGAGGTCGGTGTGGATATTATCAATGTAATCATCCAAGAGAGTCATTGTATCTTCTAGATTGAGATTTTCTGCATCGATGGCTTCATCTTCAAACTCGGAGAAGTCCTCGATAATTTTTAGTTCGATAAGGTTGCAGCTTTCGAGTTTATCGATGAAGTTATCAAACCGATGAAAGTCTGATTTGTTTACAACAACGACCTTTACAGATCCATTCTCAACGCCAGTAAAATCAATAGCATCGAGACTTGCTCGAGAAGTATCGTCTGCGTCATTGTAATAGAATTTATAAAAGATGTTGAATGGGTTTTGGACAAATTCAAGTTCGTCTGTCTCTGTATCATAGATGTGAAATCCTCTAGGGTCATCATAATCGCTCCAAGTAATTTCATAAGGGTTGCCAAGATAAGTAATGTTACCGCGAGAACTACGATGATGAAAATGACCAGAACAGACAAGATCGAATTTATTAAATACTGCTGGATCCATTCCGTGGTCGTTTGCATGACCTTTATACATTTGGAACCCAGCCAATTCGTAGTGTCCGAAACATACTGTAGCATCTGTCTCATCGATTGCCTCCATAGTCTGTTGATAATTATCGGAACAGATCCATGGCGTAAATAGAATCTTCTTTTCACCAAATTGTAGTTCCGATACTTCAGGGTAAATCTTAATGTTACCATAATCTTTGAGCAACAAATCTGGAGAGTTTACCTCGTTTGTATTCTTAAAATATGTATCATGATTTCCAGGAATCATGTGCATATCTATATCCAATGCCTGTGCCTTGTCGAAAAAATACTCACGGCATTTCTTATAGGTATTGAAGTTGATAAACTTGCGGCGGTCAAAAATATCACCGAGATGAATGATAGTTTTGATTTGTCGTTGTTCAAGTTCAGGGAAGAAACACTCAGTGTAGAATTTATCAAAGAATGCATCAAAAGGAATTGAGTCTGACCTCGCACCAAAGTGCGTGTCAGTAATAAGTGCAATTTTCATTAAGCTACCATAAAGTCAGGGAAGTCACGTTTGGTATAGCGAGCCATATCCATTTTGTAAGTGCGATAGTAATTACGATATGCGGCAATAGAATCTTTCATCTTCACATCATCGGGCATCGCTTGTGGCATTTTAGTCAGTGGTCCATCGGAGATGTTGCTAGGCGGCATATTCAAAACATCTTGCAGCTTTTGCTGTGTGAGATGAACCTTGCCATAGCGATATGTATATTCTTTGCAAAGTTCTTCCCATAGAGAATACAACCATAGATAGTTTGTGAATGTAGAACGAGTCCAGATGGCTGACGGATGATTGATATGAGACGCTTTGTAGAGAACAGCATCCATATTATCACTGGGGTGACGCCAACGTTTCATCTTTCGACCAGACGAGTCGTCAATGTAGACATCGCCATCAAGCATACGGTGCGCGGTTGACATCAGTTGAGCATACTCGATAATCATCTTAACAACATGTTTGTCAAGGTGCATCTTTGCAGCGGTTTCAAAGTCTTCGTCTAGATAAAAGATATTCATAGTTTCAGTGCCCTCTTCACTTCTTTCGCTTGATCAGATTTACCCAAGTTGTAAACCTCATTAATTAGATTATAGAGGTCTGTGCCATTAAAGTCAAGCACATTTAATTTTACGGGCTTACCACGAAAGTCTTTCGTGTGTATGTAGAGACCATTCTCAGAAGGGATTGGGCGAATGTCCGTGAATTGACGAACTGTTTTCGAATATGGGTAACTCATTGTGTTCCTCTCAAAATCTTAACAAGTGTATTAGTTTGGCTAATAGCATCATCTAATGCATTATGCCATTGCCCGCCTTGGGCATTTTCTACTTGGCGAATGTGTGCATTGTTGACGCCAAATAAATGTGTTACAGTTTTGTAACAATAACAATGCCAATACTTCCACGGGACTGGTATTTTTAATTCTTGACAGGCTGATTCGATAATACCGAGATCGAACTGTGCGCTGTTACCCCATGTGGGTGTTGATACACCATACCACTCTACAAATTCAGGAATTACTTTATCAAAAGGTTTTACATCCTCGAGTAATGACTTCAGGGCAGCTTTATCTTTCTTAGACCACCACTCAAGAGTTCCTTTATCAATATGCCGATTATATTTCTTAGCTGATGATGCATCAATGTTCTGGTAATATGTGTCAATAACTCCTTGCTCAACACTAAATTTAACTGCACCGATAGACAAGATAGCAGAATTCGCACGATTACTTAGTGTTTCAATATCAATCATTACTTGATATTTTTTAGGGTCTTCATAATCAAACTTATACATTACCATTTACCATTTTGTTTCCAAGTATGTTCAAAGGAGAAATCCTCTGTCATATTGAGTAATTGCGCTTCTTGCTCACCATCGAGCATGTCCTGATCAGAACGAGGGTCATCAGCCTTTGCTAATCTCTTTGCTCGGTCAACGACTCGACCAGTCTGCCTACTGAAATCAAAGAATTTCCAAGGATCTTCGGTAGATTTATATGAGGCATCAAAGTCTGCTTCCCAATTACCATCGGCGTCGATCTCAAACTTATAAGTCGCTCGATATTCTCCGTTGCCAAACGAAATCCACTCACCTGTCCCAAACTCTTCAAAGTCAAGTTCTGGGCTGAAACGGTGCTCGAATTTGAAACCACCTCTAGTTCTCCAGAAAAACCTAAGAATTGGCCAGACTTCATTCATTAGGCTTTCGGCAAAGGGGTTATCAGGAATTTCGATAATATTCGTATCAAAATTTTCCCATTCGATCTCCTTTATACATGATTCATCATGAAAAGTCAAGGAGTAATGTTTACTTTCTAGTGCATCCCTCTTACTCACAGGAGTTCCCTTTGCATTCATAGAAGGTTTATACATAGGATTTTGAACAACGAGTTTGTCAACCATCATATAGATATTTTTAATTCTGGTTAGAACATGTGGTCCAGCAACTCTATAATCTTCAGTGATCCAATGACCATTATATGTGTGTGGTAGGATATTGAACCTAGATAAATCTTGCCCCATGATTGAGTCGGGGCGTGGCATCAGTCCATAACCAAGGCTGATGTTATTTAAATTGTTCTCTTTATGTCTCCATAAAAATTGCATTGTTTGGTAGTGGTCATTCGGTTCTTCTGTTGGCCACCCAGAAATCCAGTTGGTCAATGCTACTATTCCAACTTCCTTAATGTCTCGAAAGTTTTGTTCCATAGCTTCAACTGTGACTTTCTTATCAATACTGTCGAGAACTTTTTGACTTGCTGACTCACAACCGAAATTCATGGCGGCACATTTACCAGCAGCTAGTTGTCTTAGATAATCTAGATCCATCCTTCCGTCATGACGAGCATATCCCAACCACATAACGTCCAATTTATGTTCTTCAATGAGATTGGCAAACTCTTTCAATTCTTTTAGGTTTCCGTTCACCAGACTATCTAAGAAGTAGAATACTTGTGACCCTCTAGTTTCATAGAAGTATTTTACTTCAGAGAATGCATCTGTAAATTCTCTTTGTCTATATTTGTTAAAGTGAGTCTCGGAACAAAAGGTGCACTTAGCAACACACCCCCTAGAAAACTCAGAAGATATTGCATTTGGAATAATGTATTGATTAAAATCTAGACTACAATAATCAGGCAAAGGCAAATTACTAATATTCAATCTCTGATCAGAAACCTGATTTATAATAACAGGCTTTGGTTCCTCGATTCCTTCTTCGATTTTATTGAGGACACTTAGGATTGCATTTTCGCCTTCGCCAGAAACAATATAGTCATAGATTGTTTTACCTGAATAATCATCTTGAATGGATTGAATGTTAGAACCACCCACAATAAACTTTGTGTCTGGTAATTTAGAACGAATCCTATCAACAAACCAATGAGTGACACGTTCACTAAACACATACTCAGTAAATCCTATCACATCAGGATTGTAATCGATTAGAACTTTAGCTTGATCTTCCCAAAAACTTTCAAACCATGGTAATATAACATTATGAAAGTCTGCATCTTGCCAACGCCAACTACCAGTCGTCCATAGGTCATCATCTATTTCATTTTCTAATTGAGAGTAATTGTATGAAGTTACATTGAAATCGAAAATATCAGTTTCATAACCAGCAGTTTTAGTCACCCCTGCAAGGCGAGCAAGATTGTATGGTGGAAACTGAACCGACCACATAGGCATGACGACGAGCGCAAGTTTAGTATTTCTTGTAGCATAATCGATAACTACTTCTGAAGTTTTTTGTCTCACCTTCTTACGTTTAGGAGAAATGACATCAAGCATCGCTTGGTCACGCTCAACTGACATTATTTGTGCCATTGACCAGCACCTTCCCAATCTAATTTAAAACTTAGATCTATCTCTTTATTATATCTATCAGCGCGACTCTTCACCTCTGCTATTTCATCTTCTGTCTGTTGACCCTTTGAGTGTATAGAGATTGCTTCAGTAATGTGACTTGGATTCAGGTCTAAGTCGATGAATGAAAATGGCTC